GCGGGCGCTTGAGATCCGGTCGGCAACGTCACTGGCGACCAAACTGCGGCTCACCAATCAGTCGCGCTATAACGCACCGACCGCCTCATCCAACGCACGCAATACCGTCAAGGGATCGAAGCCTTGGGATCGCGCCCGAGCGAGTTGAACCGGGCCGGCGTCAATATCAAATGGATCGAGGACTTTTGCTGTATCCCCGAAGGACCGGATGTCGGCAAGGCCGCCAAATTACGCGAGTGGCAGAAGAAAGAGATCCGCAAGATTTACAACAACAAGGCCGGCACTCGCCGCGCCATCATCTCGTTCGGCAGGAAAAACGCCAAGACGACGCTCGCCGCCTTCCTGCTGCTGCTGCACCTGTGCGGGCCTGAGCACAAACCCAACGGCCAACTATTCTCGACCGCGCAGTCGCGTGAGCAGGCGGCGGTGATCTTTGCGCTCGCTGCCAAAATCGTGCGCCTGTCGCCGGATCTCAATGCCGTGGTGGTGGTGCGTAATACTGCGAAGCAATTACTCTGCCCCGAGCTCGGCACGCTGTACCGGGCGCTGTCGGCGGATGCTTCGACCGCCTTCGGCCTGTCGCCGGCCTTCATCGTGCACGACGAGCTCGGCCAGGTGCGCGGGCCCCGTTCGCCGCTTTACGAGGCAATGGAGACCGCCACCGGCGCGCAGGCCTCGCCGCTGTCGGTAATTATCTCAACGCAGGCGCCGGAAGACTCGGACCTGTTATCGATCCTGATCGACGACGCGCTCGCCGGCCATGACCGCCGCGTGGTCTGCTCGCTCTATACGGCGCCTAAATCCGACAACCCGTTTATCGCCCGCACCATCAAGAAGGCCAACCCCGCCTACGGCGACTTCCTCAACGCAAAGGAAGTGCTGGCGATGGCGAACGATGCCAAGCGCATGCCGGCGCGCGAGGCGGAATTCCGCAACCTGGTATTGAACCAGCGGGTGGTGTCGAAGGCCCCGTTTGTTTCGCTCGAGCGCTGGAAGGCCTGCGCTACGCCGGTGGCCGACTTGCGTGGGCTGCCGATCTATGCCGGCCTCGATCTATCCTCGGTGGCGGATCTTACCGCCCTGGTGCTCATCGGCCTGGTCGGCAGAGTGTGGCATGTGCAGCCGACGTTTTGGCTGCCGGCGGAGGGCCTGGTCGAAAAGTCGGAGCATGACCGGGTGCCGTATGACTTGTGGCGCCGGCAGGGCTTCCTGCAAACGACGCCGGGCGCCACGGTGAGCTATGAATTCGTCGCCGAGTATTTGCGCGGCGTGTTCGACGAATACAAAGTGCAGAAGCTGGCGTTCGATCGGTGGAACATGGCGCACTTAAAGCCGTGGCTCCTGCGCGCCGGCTTTAGCGAGCAAGTCTTTACCGATCGGTTTGTCGAATTCGGGCAGGGCACGCAGTCTATGTCGCCGGCGTTGCGCGATCTCGAGGGCGCGATCCGCGAGAAAGAAATCGCGCACGGCGGCCATCCCGTTTTGGAAATGTGCGCCGGCTGCGCGGTGGTCGAAGCCAAAGACGACGCCAACCGCAAACTCTCAAAGAACAAATCCACCGGGCGGATCGACGGCCTGGTGGCGCTGACGATGGCGATGGGTGTGGCACCACTGAAGCCTGCGGTGATCGATGTCGAGGCGATGATTGCTTAACCCAAAGGACAACCCATGAAGAAATATTTGCTACCGCTGCTCGCGCTCGGCGCCCTGGTCGGGCCGGCGCAAGCGGACCAATTCGACTACGGCTCGTTCGGCCAGATCAACGGCCAGAACATCACGATCACGTCGCCGAACAGCATCGGCGTTTCCGCCGGCATGATCGTGCTCAATGGGGCCGGGCCGAACGCCGGGCAAACCCTGGACGCTTGGTGCGTCGACCTGTTCGACCACCTGCAGGCATCGGCGATTTACAACATCGTGCCGCTCACCACCGCCGGCGTCGGCTTTCCCAATCCGATCCTGACGGCCCAGCAAATTTCGGAGCTGGGCTCTTTGATGATCCACGGCACCAGCAGCACGCTCGGCAATACCTTCGGCCTTGACGGGTCGGCGGCCTTCCAGCTCGCAATCTGGAATGTGGAGTATCAGGGTTCGCTGCTCGACAATGCATCCGGTGCGCTCGCCACCCTGGTGGCGGCGCTGGTCGCCAATGTGCAGCCGGGCGGGATTTGGGATTGTCCCGGCTGCTCGGTCGATCTCCTGGACGCGCCTGCTCAGAACCAGGTGCTGGCATTCGGCATCGATACAACGCCGCTGCCGGGCGCGGTGTGGCTCTTTGCTGGCGGCCTCGGCTTGATCGGCGCATTCGCGCGCAAACGCCGCAATACCGCATAACGGCATAGCGAGGCCCACCCCCCGCTATCCCGCGCGGCTCGCGGTCGTCGACTCCCAGCACCCTGCCGGAAAAGTTGGCGCCACACCCGCGGGCCGCGCGGGTCAATTGAGAAAGCCCGGCGCCGTGAAGCGCCGGGCTGCAGTCCCCCTGGCCGGTTGTGGCGTATCCGGCGTTGAAGGCTACTCGGTGACCCCTTTCATCAGCTCGGCGAAGGCGTCGGTGTTTTGCGTGTCTGCCAGGTAGTTCAAAAAGCGGGCCGCCGTTTCATCGACCGGGCGCTCGCCGTTCGCCCATTTGCGCGAGGTGCGCGGGTCGACGCCGAGGATCTCCGCCGCGGCGGCCTGGGTGAGCTCGAGCCGATCGAGCATGTCGCGGTATTGTTTCCTGGTCATTGGCTGTTGCTCACGATATCGGCGCCCGTCCACAAGCAGGGCTCGGATGATGCCGTCGGCGTTACGCAGACGTTTTTGCCGCTGCGCTGTTCGATCCGCACCGCCGTGCCCTCGGGCAATGTCGCGAAACATTCGCCGGCGCGTTGGAGCTGCGGAATAATATTGAGGTGCTTGGCGAGTGCCTGGTCGATCCGCGCCAGGCTTTCGACGTGACGGCACCTGAAATCGATCCCGGTAATGGTGTGCTCGGCAGGCGCCGGCGATTGATCCTGACTTTTCACCTGGCGCGTCGGCGCCACATGGTTGACGCTGATTAAGACCATCGCGCCGAGTAGTAAAATTGCTCCGAGTCTCATTTTGCTTTTCTTTCCTTAGTTGGCCGCGATCCATTCGCGGGTGAGCCGGACGTTTTCGGTTGAGGGTGAAAGCCGGTTGTAAATCTTGCCGGCGACGTACCAGCGCAGTTGCCGACCGGTTCCGAATTGCCCGCGCACCTTGATGATGCGGGCGGTGCGCTTTCCGGCTGGCGTAAAGTCGGCTGCCGTTTTGATCACTGTGGTTACTCTCGTTTCCATGCGTCACACATGGGCCCACGGGGCCTATTAGTCAATTCGTGCCGTTAACGTTAGTGCCCCCTGGCTGGGGCCTTTTTATTGGGAGATCCCAAAATGTGGAACCTGGCCTGTCTGCTCCTGGTGGCCCTGGTGGCCTTGGGCGTTTTGGGCGCGCCCAACTCGGCGCGCGCGCGTACGCACGTTGTCATTCATAAGCGCCCGCCCGTCGTCGCCGTGCAGCCGGCGGCGGTGCCGCTTGTGATCGTGCCGCCGATCGCGGTGGCGTTTGATTTGATCCGCCGCACGTCATGCGACCCGACCATCGCGGTCGCCACTGGCCCGAACGATCCCGGCTTTAATTCTCATCCGGTCGGTAATTATTTGACGCCCGCAATTTACCGCAGCCAGTGCCAGGCGCAGCCGCGGTGATCCCAACCAGCGACGCCGGAATGATCCTGCTCGTTCTCGCAACTATCGCGGCGGTTGCTCTCGGCCTTTGGTTTGCCGGGATTGGCGATTGCTGCTGACGGAGAAAACCCCATGAACGCAAAAATGCCACCGCCGGATGACGACGAGGATTATTCCGATTTTATGGACCGCTGCACGCTCGAGCTCGACGCGGACGAGTGCATGGAAATCTGGAGCGAGGAACGCGCCGCCAAGGATGCCGAGGAACGTGCCGGCAAGACTATCGTGCGTAAGACGCACCTGCAGGACAAGGTCGACGGCCTTGAGTTCGTTATGTCGGACGAAACCCAGGACCGCATGGGTGACATCATCATGCAGGACGGCTGGCAGCTCGGTGATTTCCAGAAACATGCGCCGGCGCTGTTCGGTCATAAAAGCGATTTCGTCATTGGCCGCTGGACCAACGTCCGCGTCGAGAACAAGCAATTGCGCGGCACGCTCGAGCTCGCCAAGAAGGGCACGTCCGAGCGCATCAACGAGGTCATCAGCCTGGTCGAGCAGGGGCTGTTGCGTGCGGTGTCGGTTGGCTTCAAGCCAAAAGAATATGAGCCGCTCGACAAGGAAAATCCGTTTAGCGGCTACCGGTTCACCAAACAGGATTTGGTCGAGACTTCGCTTGTCTCGGTGCCTGCCAACCCGAACGCATTGCAGATCGCTAAGTCACTCAAGATTTCACCCGAAACGCAGCAACTCGTTTTTGCCGGGCATGGCAGACGAAACGCATTGCTGCGGCGCGGGCTCACCGGCGGGCATGCCGATCGAAAGCCTGAAAACCGAAAGGGCACGACAATGTCGTTAGCTCAACGCATTACGGAATTGGAACAGCAGACGCTCGCAAAAAAGGACGAGCTCAAGGCGTTCCACGACGCCAAAGGCGACGGCAACTATACCGACGCCGATATCGAAACGGTCAACACGACGACCGCCGCAATCAATCACGACGAGCGAACGTTGGCTGCGCTGCGTGAGTCCGAACGCATCAGCGGCATCACCAGCGATGCCGGTGGTCGCGCGATGGTGCCGGCCAAGGGTAACGGTGCAGCTCCTGTGGCGCCGCGACCGTTTAGCTTCGCAGCGAAGAAGCCCGACCCGATCGAGCTGTTCCTGCGGGCTGGCACGTCCATGATCCTGGCGCAGCGCGAGCGGAGTTCAGTTGATGAGATGCGCCGGAAGATTTACGGCGACGACGAATCAACCAAGGCGATGCTCGAATGGCAAACCAAGGCGGCGAGCCAGGTGGCGACCAGCACGCTGGTCGGCTGGGCTGCGGAATTGGTGCAGCAGTTTGTCGTCGACTTCATGCAGCTCTTGATGGTGCAGTCAGTCTTTGCACCGCTGTCGGCGGCTGGCCTTGCACTCTCGTTTGGCCGCAACGGCAAGATCGTTATTCCGACTCGATCCCGCACGCCCACGATCGCGGGCTCGTTCGTCGGTGAAGGTCTGCCGATCCCGGTGCGCCAGGGCGCCTTCACGTCACAAACCCTGACCCCGAAAAAGATGGCGGTTATCACCACCTGGACACGGGAAATCGACGAGCATTCGGTGCCGGCGATCCAGGGCCTGTTGCGTGATGCCATCCAATACGACACCGGCGTTGCGCTTGACGCCATCCTGCTTGACGCCAATCCGGCGACCGCAATCCGGCCACCGGGAATTCTCAACGGTGTCTCGGGCTTAACGCCGACCGCCGGCGGCGGCTTTACCGCCCTGGTCGGCGACATCAAAGCATTGACGGGCGCGTTGCTCACCGGAACGCTCGGCAATGTCCGAAACCCCCGCTGGCTTATGAACCCGCAGCAGGCCAACTCGATCGGCCTGGTGGCGGCTCCTGGGGCCGGCGTGTTTCCGTTCCGCGAGGAGATCAGCCAGGGCCGCCTCAGCGGCTGGCCGGTCATCGTATCCGGCACCGTGCCGGCGGGGACGGTCATCGTGATCGACGCCGCGGATTTCGTCAGCGTTGCCGAAGGGCCGCGCTTTGAAATCAGCGACCAAGCAACCCTGCACATGGAAGATACGACGCCGACCGACATCAGCACCACCGGCACGCCGGCGGTGGTGGCGTTCCCGGCTAAGTCCATGTTCCAGACCGACTCTATGGCGCTGCGGTTGATCATGCCGATGAATTGGGTGATCCGCCGCACGGGAACGGTCAGTTGGGTGGCCGGAGTTACGTGGTGAGTTGTCAAGCTGGCCCGCTGTATCCCGGCGGGCCGGCGCGATCCTTCGAATGTTGCAACAGGAGAAACGAACATGGCCGACGAACATGCTGATGCGGCGAAAAAACACGCCGAGGAAACCAAGAAGCGGCTCGGTGAGGAGCGCGCGGCGCGCGAGAAAGCTTCCAAGGAGGGCGCCAAGGCGGCGGGCGATGTGAAGCCAACCCCGACGCAGGAAGAAGCCGACATGGCGGCATCCGGTGTCTATCTCTCCGAGCATGAGGACGATGGCTCGGGGCCGGATCCGAACGTCGCGCAAACCAAAGACAGCAAACAGGCCGAGGCCTCAAAGCCAAAATCCGGCTATGCGACCAGGGCCTCGACCGCCGGATGACCGTGCGGGGATTTCTGTCGCGCGTAGCGGGCCAGCTCACCGGTAAGAGCGAAGGCGATTACCGACCTGGCCCGTTCTATTTGCCGGTCACCGGCGGGTGGTTGCCTGCCGGTGTGCCGGACAACTTCTGGCAGCTCGGCTATACGCCGGTGCCTGCCGGCGCGCAGTCAGCAATGGTGGAGGCCTGCGTATCGGCTTACGCGCAGACGGTCGCCATGTGTCCTGGCGATCACTGGCAGCGCAATGATAAAGGCGGGCGCGATCGGGTGGAAAAGTCGGCGCTGACGCGGATCCTGCGCCATCCCAACGACTACCAATCGATTTCCGATTTCCTGCTCAATGCCACGCGCATGCTCTATCTCGAGGGTAATTGCTACGCGCTGGCGCTGCGCAACTCGCGCTACGAGATTGATGAATTGCACTTGATGCAGTCGGACCTTTCGTTTCCGCGCGTGTCGGAAACCGGCGAGGTGTTCTACCAGCTCTACGGCAACGACATCATCGAGAAGCGGCTCGGCGGCGAGGAGCTCACGCCGGTGCCGATGCGCGACGTGCTGCACGTCCGCCTGCATACGTCGCGGCGTTTCCCGCGGCCTTTGGTCGGCGAGTCGCCGTTGCTGGCGGCCTATTCCGATGTCGGCGTCGGCGCCGCAATCGCCGCGCAGCAGACTTCGTTCTATCGCAATGAGGCGCGACCTAGCGCGGTGCTGTCGACCGACATGGTGCTCGACAAGGACCAGGTGCAGGCGCTGCGTGATCGCTGGAACGACCAGGCCAAGGGTTTGCATCAGGGTGGCACGCCGATCCTGACCGCCGGGCTGAAAGTCATGCCCTGGGCGGTGCCGTCCAAGGATGCCGCCACCGCGGACATTCTCAAGCTCTCAAATGAAAATATCGCGCTGGCATTTCGGATCCCGCTGCAGATCCTCGGCATCGGTAATACGTCGCAACATTCGACCGAAGAATTGATGCAGGGGTGGATCGCCTCGGGGCTCGGCTTTGCGCTCAACCATATCGAAGAAGCCTTTGGCGTCTTGTTCGAGCTCAGAGGTCAACCCGTCGAGTATGTCGAATTCGACACGGCGGCGCTGTTGCGCTCGGCATTCAAAGATCGGATCGAAGGCCTTGCGCGCGGCGTCCAGGGCGGCATCTACGCACCGAACGAAGCGCGCGCGCAGGAAGGTTTAGACGCGGCCAAATTTGGCGACGAGCCTCGAGTCCAGGCGCAGGTAGTGCCTTTGTCGGCTGCTACCGGAATTCCTAGTGCGCCCTCGGCACCATCAGCGTCAGCTGCGCCGGTAGAGCCACAAAAGGTATTCCGTCGTGATCAAAAAATGCAAGAGATGGACATTATCCGCGCTCGATCTGCTCTACATATGTGATTAAAGTGCGCGACGGAGTTGATGTGCAACCATCAACCCCGTCACTTGACTGGCGAACCTTTGTAGGAGATTCCGCCGTGTCCGCACTCAGCGATATCATAGGTCATACGTTCGGTCGATTAACCGTTGTCGGGATGGGCGATCGCGCTCGCGACGGTAAGCGACTTTGGCGTTGCAGCTGTACCTGCGGCGGTGAAACAACAGCGACCGCGTATCAATTAAAAATCGGCCATAAAAAATCGTGCGGATGCTGGCGGCATGACAATGCCGTCAATCTGAAAACAACTCACGGCAAGAGCCAAACGCGCCTTTCACGGATTTGGCGCGGCATGCGGCAAAGATGCAGCAATCCGAACGTCGCTGCGTTTCCTCGTTACGGTGGTCGCGGCATCATCGTTTGCGAGGAGTGGGGTTCGTTCATCAAGTTTTACGATTGGGCGATGGCGAATGGATATAGCGATGCTCTGTCGATTGACCGCATCAATAACGACGGCAATTACGAACCCACGAATTGCCGATGGGCGACGACAAAAGCGCAAGGCCGCAACCAGCCACAAAACCGCGCGGTAATCCGTTCGGACGGTAAACGATTCAACTATGTAAGCGATGCGGCCCGCGCTTCTAAAACAACGACGGCCAACATCGCGCTCGTTTGTAAAGGGCGCCGGAAACATGCTGGCGGTTTTGGCTGGTCCTATGAACCACAGCGAGAGTCACATGGACATAGAAGCGCCGACCGCAACGCAAGGCGAAATCCTACTTGAGGCTTGGCGTGATCTGCTCGGTGAGGCTCTGGCGCAACAACGCAAGCAATGGGAGCGCGAGCGCGCGCTGATCGAAGCGCAGGCGAGAGCTACGATTTCCGACTTGCGAGCAGAGGTTGCGACCCTGCGCGGCGAAATAGCCGAGATGGTCAGGGCCCGATTGGCCGAGTTGAAAGATGGCGCGCCTGGTGAACGCGGGCCCGCTGGCCCGCCTGGGGCGCCTGGCGAGTCGGTCACCGGCATTGCCGGCCCTCCTGGCCCGCCAGGCGAACCTGGCGTCGGGGTGGTGGGGCCTGCCGGCGAGGCGGGCGCTCCTGGCAACGACGGTGCGCCAGGCAAATTGCCCAAGGTGCGGCAGTGGAAGGAGGGCGTCTGGTACGAGGGCGACGTTGTCCGCCATTGCGGCAGCACCTTCCAGGCCGAACGCGATACAGCCAACACACCGGGCTCAAGTCTGGATTGGCTTTGCATTGCCGCCGGCGGCCTGGACGCTCCGATGCCCAACGTGCGCGGCACCTGGGTCGCTGACGGCCAATACAAAAAGTTCGACATTGTCGCGCTCGGTGGCTCGGGCTTTATCGCGCGCGCCGACGATCCTGGTGATTGTCCTGGGCCCGGCTGGCAGCTCATTGCCTCGGCTGGCCGTCCTGGCAAACCAGGGCTCAAAGGCGACCGCGGTGATGCTGGTGTGCGCGGCGAGCGCGGCCTGCCTGGACAAGCGGCGCCCGTCATCCTGGCCTGGAAGATCGACCGTGAGCAGTTCCGCGCCGTGCCGGTGATGTCGGACGGGAGCGAGGCGCCGGTGCTCGAGCTCCGGGGTCTGTTCGAGCAGTTCCACAGCGAGGCGCGCTGATGGCCGATAGAACCATCAAGGTCTTAACGCCGGCGACAAGCTACGCGCTGCTCACGCTGGACGAGCTCAAACTCGCGCTTGGCATCGATCCGTTGAACACCGCTTACGACGAGCGGCTGCAGATGCTGATCGATCAATATTCCGATGTCATCGCAGTCATGTGCAATCGCACCTTTGCCAAGGAGAAGGTGCTCGAAACCTGGCGCGGCGATCCGCCGCCTTATGAAAACTACCGGGTGTTTCTGTCGCACTGGCCGGTGCTCGATACCGATATCGAGTCGGTCACCGCGGCGGGCGGGGCGGTCATCGATCCCGCGGCTTACGAAATCGAAACCGATACCGGCAAACTCACGCTACTCGGTTCGCTCGGTGGCAACGCCGGCGACCCGATCGTGGTCACTTACACCGGCGGCTATGTGCTGCCGGACGAAGCGCCGCCGGCCTTGAAGGCGGCGCTGCAGCTGGTGGTGCAGGCGGGCGCCGCGCAGCTCCTGCGCGGGCTCAATACCGGCGTGCGCTCGATCTCTCACAAGGACGCTCGCGTGATGTATTTCGATCCGAACGCGACCGCTTCGAAGGGCGGCGGCGGCAAGGGGCCGTTGATTGGCGGCGATACCATCAGCGCATTGCTGTCGGCCTACATGCGATATGAAGTCTAATGTTCGGGCCCAACGTCGGGCAGATTGCCAAGCTGGTTGCTGCGCTCACCTCGGGTGACGACAACCTGCTCGACAAGATGCTGCACGACAAACTGGACGAGCTCGGCGAAGAATTCTTAATGAAAACCTTGGCGGGGCCGTTCGCCGGCACCGACAAGCGCATCGGCGATGCCATCCAAACCGGCGGCATGAGCGAGCTGCAGCATCTCGGGCAGCACTTTCTGTCCACCGGAATGCCGCAGCCCTGGCAAAAGATTGTCTCATCGGCCTATGCGCCGCTGCGGCGGCGCGTGCACGGCGAGCACTCGCCGCGCTCGAGTGCGGCCTGGGCCCGCACCGATTGGGCCACATCGCGTGATGATTGGCTCGACAACCGCTGGAAGCACGATTGGCGTTCGCAGCCGCGCGATGCGCGCGGGCGTTGGATCCCTGGCCGGCTGCAGACTTGGTACGTGACGACCGGCATGCGGTATCGCGGCACGCACGCTGGCCGCAAGAAACGCCGCACCATGAAAACCCGCCGGCTCGAGCGCCTGCGTGGTCGGCGCGCGGCGCGGTCATTGATGAAAAAGTTCAGACGAAAGGCGCCGGGCAAATATGGCGGTTAACTTTTCTGCGGACGTTTACCTGCCGGCGCAGGATCTCTACTCGCGCCCGATCACAGTCACGCCGCTGGCGAGCCAGCCTGCCGGTGCACCTTACCCGGCGCGCGGCATTCTCGACATTGACGCGATCGACGTTGGCGGCCTGGACGGTTCGATCATTTCTGAGACGCGGGTGATCCTCGATATCCGCGACGTGGAGTTCTCGGTGCTGCCGCTGCAGGGCGATCTCATCAACGTGCCGGCGGATGCCTCGGGGCTGATCGCCGAAGGCGATTTCGAGGTGCTGGACGCCGATCCCAATGGTGGGGGTGAGACCACGCTGACGCTGCGGCGCCTGGTCACGGCCAAGCCATGACCGCGAGCTACGCCATGATCGTGCGCGATGCCATGCTCGCGCGCATCAAGACCATGCCGTTCTTTGCCGGCTTTACGTTCGGCACCAACAAGGCCGAGCAAATCCAACCGGAGAAAATCCCTTTCGCCGGCGTCTACTTCATCAGCGAGGATATGCTGCCGGACGGCGATGCCAACGTGCTCGAGCCGCGCTTTCGGCTCTCGGTGCTCTATGGCTTTTCGATCATCATCCAAAACAACGACGCCGCCGCTGCCGAGAATAAACTGGACGAGGGCTGGGTGCTGTTATGCGACCGGCTCTTTACCGACGCATCGCTCTATCGCAATCCGCTTGCCAGGATCCAGGCTTACGCGCGTGGCAACCGCACGCATCAATTCGGCAACGCCGGGGCCGACAACTCGATCCCGATCGCGGAGTCGCGCTTTACCTTGACGCTCGACCTGGGCGTTGTCGACTTCCCGCCGATCGTACCCGACGTGCTCTCGAAGGTGCACCTCGAGACGCGCTATCCGGCTGGCAGCGACCCCGCCGAAATCCAGCAAGTCGAAGCCGACTACGATCTCCCAACCGAAAAGTGAGGCAACCATGACCATCCAAGTGTGGCCGCGAACCGACGAAATCCGCAAAGTTCTTTATCACCCGACCGGCAAATACTTTCCCGAAAGTGGCCCGGTCGATTGGCCGGAGGATACCTACACAGCTCGCCGCATCGCCGACGGTGACGTGCTGACCGAGGATCCTGCGCCGGCGGGGGCGCGGAAAAAAACCGAGAGCAAATAACCTAGCAATATCGTCCGTGGCGATAGTTTGGGTTATCCGCACCCAATCTACCGCCGCCTGCGGCGATGCTATCCCGCATCTTTTGCTTGGCCGCTTCTGACATTCGTTTGCCGAAGTTGGGATTGTTCGCTCCGCTGCGATCAATCCCTTTGAGTCCGTGTTTGACGGCCTTTGATGTTCGCGCGTGTTCGGCAGGATCAGCGTAACGGCGTAATGCAGCGGCACGCTGTTTTGCGCGGTGTTCGGGTGACTTAGGAATACCCTTGAGTCCTCCGCCACCGGCAAAGCCTCCGATGCCAATGTTCCAGCCGATGTAAGGGCGCGGGCGAAGCTTGGCCTCGCGCGCAAATGCTTCCTTTCGCGATCCGCGAAACAGGATTTTGTAGCGGAACGGTTTCGGAATGCGCGGGCTGTGCTGGTACTGGTTTAGCCGCGTGTAAAGCCGCGTTGCTTTTACTGCCCCGATACAACCGTGCCTGCGCTTGTCGCAGCAAGCGTCGTCAAAAATCCAATAGACAAGCCATTCGTTTCGCATCAGCCATTCTCCTTTGTGCAGAGGTTACTGCATGGAGGTAGATAAAACAAGCAAAGGAGCCCGATATGCCGATCTCTTTTAATCGTATCCCATCCAACTGGAGAATGCCTTTGTATTGGGTCGAATTGGACCCCAGCAAAGCCGGCCTCGGGCAGACGCCCGGTCGCTCGCTCCTGGTCGGCATCAAATTGGCGACGGGCACCGCGCCTCCTGACGTGCCGGTGCCGTGCGCTTCGCAAGCAGCAGCCGACGCCCTGTTCGGGCAGGGCTCCATGCTGGCCTGCATGTTCCGCGCGTTCTTTGCGAACAATTGGGCAAACGAAGTATGGGGCCTGCCGGTGGCCGAGCCCAGCGGCGCTGCCGGTGCCGGCTCGATCCTGGTCGCCACCGCGCCGACCGCGGCTGGCACCATCGATCTTTACATCGCCGGTTACAACGTGCCGGTTTATGTCGGCGCCACCGATACGCCGTCGATCGTCGCCACCTCGATCGCCGCCGCGATCAATGCCAACAAGTCGCTGCCGGTGATCGCGGTCGCCACCACCGCCTCGGTGGCCGTGACCGCCAAGTTCAAAGGCACCGTTGGCAACGACATTCATTTCTCGGACAGCTACTACGGCACGGTCGGCGGTGAAATGCTGCCGCCGGGATTGACGCTCACCTATACGCCGATGACCGGGGGCACCGGTGATCCGGTGTTCACCGCCGGCATCAGCAACCTGGGCGAGTCGGAGGTCGACTATGTTGCCATGCCGTTTACCGATGCCACTTCGCTCACGGCTTGGGAGACCGAGTTCGGGTTCGGCGATACCGGGCGCTGGGGGTTTGTGCGGCAACACTATGGTGCGCTGTTCAATGCCAAGCGGGACACCGTCGCCAATCTTTTGACGTTCGGGGCCACCCGCAACAGCGGTCAGAATTCGGTGCTCGGCATTGAGCTCCTGGCACCGACGCCGACTTACGAATGGGCGGCGGCCTATACCGCCAAGGCGGCGCGCGCCCTGGTGAACGATCCGGCGCGGCCTTTGCAGACGCTGTCGCTTGAGAGCTGCCTGCCGGCGCCGTTTAAGAGTCGCTTCCTGATCTCGGAGCTCAATCAGCTCGCGTATGGCGGCATCGCCACGCAGACCGTGAAGGTCGACGTGCCGATGATCATGCGGGAGTCGACCACTTATACCCGCAACCTGTACGGAAATTCGGATGATGCCTATGAGCTGGTGACCACAATGGCGACGTTGTGGACGCTCCTGCGCAACCAGCGCCAGGCCATCACCTCGAAATTCCCGCGGCACAAATTGGCCGACGACGGCACCCGCTTTGGCGCCGGCCAGGCGATCGTGACGCCGATGATCATCAAGGCGGAGCTGGTCGCGCAGTATCGCATCGACGAGTTCAACGGCTTGGTTGAAAACGGCAAGGCCTTCAAGAACAACCTCATCGTCGAGCGCGACCCGAATGATCCGAACCGGGTCAACGTGCTCTACCCACCCGACCTTGTGAACCAACTCCGCGTGTTCGCCGTGCTGGCGCAGTTCCGCCTGCAGTACGACCGCGGCCTCGACACCGTGATCGCGGCCTAAAGAAAGGATTGAAACATGGCACAGAGAATTGCGGGGACCGCCTTCCTCAAAGTGGACGGCAATCAGTACCCGTTGCGCGGCAATTTCACCGTGACGCCCTCGGTGATCGAGCGGGCCGGCATCGCCGGCCAGGACTACATCCACGGCTATTCGGAATTGCCGCGGGTGCCTTCAATCGAGGGCGACGTGTCGACCACGCCCGGCCTGTCGATCGAGGATATCGACGCGATGACCAACGTCACCATCACCGCCGAGCTGGCGAACCAGTCGGTTTACGTTTTGCGCGAGGGCTGGTGCGTTTCTGCGTTGGCCATCAACGCCCGCGACGGCCTGGTGCGGGTGAAATGGGAAGGCATCAGCTGTGACGAGATCATGGCATGACGGATGAGCCGGCCCCGAAACCTGACGCCGCCGAAGCCAAGCCGGCCAACGGTGTAGAATTCACCGGGCTCTCTATGCCGCTGCGCAAGCCGGTGATCGCGCACGGCGATGAGGTGAGCGAGCTCAAATTTCGCGAGCCCACCGCCGCCGACATCGAAGCCTGCGGCACGCCGATCATGATTGATTTTATGACCGGCGAGCAGCCGAAACTCACCTTTGAAACAAAGGCTATGTTTGCCATGATGTCGCGGCTGGCAAACGTGCCGCCGTCCACCATCAAGCAGATGCACCCGAAAGATTGGGGCGCGGCGGCGCTGTTACTCGCCCACCGTTTTTTTACTCCCGAGATATAGACGGGCCCGCCTCCGAGCGCCTGGTGCTCGAGTGCTATCGGCTGGCGAAATACTACGGACGCAACCCGCGCGAGTTTCTGCACATGCCGTTCTCGGAAGTCATGCGGCATGCGATGTGGACGGTGAAGCTGCAGGAAAAAATAAGGCCGCTGGACGATGGCGAGTAACGACTTCGACTCAGATGCCATGCTGGCGTTCTTTCGCCAACTCGGCACCGAGGTCGACAACCTAAAAACCAAGATCGCTTCGCTCAACGACTCGGGCGGCAGCGGTATGAAGAAGCTGACCGACGAGACCGATCGGTTCGGCAAGACCGTTGAGAAGCACTCGCGCAGCATTCACGGCATGCGCGAGCAAACCGGCGGGCTGCTCGACTTCCTCAAGGGTCCGGCGGGCCTCGCCGCCGCCTTCATCGGCGCCGCGAAGGCGATGGACGTGTTTGCCGTCGGTCAATTGCAGCTGCGCAATTTCGCGCTCAACACCGGCTTTACCGTCGACGCCGTGCAGAAGATGCGGGTGCAATTGGCGGCTGCCGGTATCGATGCCGGCGAGGCCTCGAGCCAGATCGCTTCGCTCGGCGGCAAACTCACCGAGCTGCGCACACACCAGCAGGCATCATCGTTTTATAACGCGCTGCAGGCCTCTAGCCCGGCGCTGGCCGAGCAGGTGCGCCTGCTCATGAACCAAGGCAAGCAGCAGGAAGCCAACAACGTTCTGCAGGAAGCCTACAACCGCGGCGGCGAGCGCTTCAAAGATTACCTGGTGGAAATCACCGGCAAGTCGCGCGCCGCCTGGGAGGCGGGGCGGAAAGGAATGGAGGGGCTCCTGCAGCCCTGGAAAATTAATGAGGACGCTGCGGAAAAATACCACAAGCAAATGACCAATCTCGACACCGCGTTCACGAATGTGTGGACGCACATGACCAACACCATGCTGGACGAGATCACGAAGCAGATCGGTGGTGTCGATCAACTGGATAAAGCCACACTTAAATTTACCAAACATTTCGACGAATTCTTTAAGACCTACGTGATCCCGACGATCAATACGACCGTGCAAGAGTTTGGGTGGATCGTCGCGGCCATCGAAAAGATCGACGCGTTTATGAAAACGCGCGGCCCGCAGGGCCAGATGAAGCCGGACGATTTCATCAAAGGCCAAAACGAAAAGAAATCCGGTTACGAGTATCTGTTCGGTGGTGGTGAGGAGGATGAAGCGGCGCTGCCGAAGAACGCGCGCCCGCGCTCATTCTCTCCTGAGAGTGTTGAGATCAAAGACATTCAAAAGGACTCAAACAGCCTTCTGCGTGACATGCGCGACATGATGCAGAAGGATGCTGATGGATCTCCAGGCGGCGGCGGTGGCGGTGGTGGTGGCGGCGGAATGACATTTCGCCCCGGCGTTCGCAGCGGTGGCGGTGTTGGCAGCAGTGGCAGTGATGCTGGACCCGGTGGCTTAGGAGATACCTCGCCGCCGAGTGGAAACCTTGCCGCTCAACGCGCAGGGTTCAGGAAGGAGCTAGAGAGCAATCCGAGGCTGAGAGATTTTGTCATCGACGCGGCGAAGCATGAAGGAGGTGTTCAATCCAATCTAGAACAAATTTTCAACTACGCCGCGATGCATCACATGACGCTCAATCAAGCACTGCACTCTGGGCAGTATGGTCCCGTAACGGGACGCAATCGCGATCCGAATATGGGAAACATCGGAGCAAAACTTAGAGCGCAGGGAGAGGCGGCGCTGGAGAAGGTTTACGGCGGGTCGAACATCACCGATTACGCTACCGATCAAGGAATGCGAGGCGACCCCAATTTCGACAAATACATGGCCAATCGCAAATACTGGAACATGCACCAAGTTCAGGGTGCGTGGTTTTCCGCGCATGGCGAGCAGGGTCGGAGGTGGGCTGAAAGACAGAGGGCGGCGGACGCCGCTCAGTGGCCTGACTCCTCCGCTATCGACAAGTCGCTGCGCGGGATCACCGGCGGTGATCTCGGCACCGCCAACGTCAGTGTTGATTTCAAGAACATGCCCCGCGGCGTGGTCGGCAATGCCGACGCCAACGGCGCCTTTAAGAAGGTGCAAATCAGCCGCTCGCCGCAGGCGCCTGCCGCCGGCGGCGCCGTGACCACCTTCAACGAGTGGGCATTCGAGTGATATGGCCAAGTTCACGGAGACCGCCGTTCTCACGGTCGACGGCAAAAACTACACCGATTGGGAGAGCGTTTCCGTCCAGCACATCCTCCGCGGGCGCCCGCCGTATCTCTGCCGCTTCACCTGTAGCGAAGGCGTCCCGCTGGTTCAGTCTTTTACCAAGATGCAGATCATGCCAGGAGCGTTCTGCACGGTTACGCTCGCTGGTAAATTGGCGTTCACCGGAAAGGTGACGACGCGGCAGGTATTCGTCGACGCCCGCCGGCATCACATCGAGATCCAATGTGCAAATAACCTGGCGCTTGAAACCTCCAGCGTTGTCTCAAAAACGATGGAGTATAAAAACAACACGCCCGAGCAGATTATCCGCAGCGTGCTCAAGCCGTTCGGCATCAACCTGGTGGTCGAAAACGGCAAGCTGCCCAACATCAAAATCCCGCGCTACTCAGCCACGCATGGCGAGTCGGTTCACGATTTCATCGACACGCTGACCCGCCACCTCGGGGTCGATAGTCAAATCGGCATCAGCCACACCTCGAATGTAAAGGGCGACTTCTGCGTCCTGGTCGGGCCTGGCAAAGCGCAGGACGCCCTGGTCGAAGGCCAGAATATGCTCGAGGGTCGCGAGATCATTTACGATCCCAACATGGCCGGCGGCGTGCCGTCGCCGGCGCAAGGGCCCGGCACCGATGACAAGCACGGCGCCCAGGTCGCGAGCGAGCCGTTCTTTTCCAAGGCCTTTGATACGCTCGGCAAGAAGTACGTGCCGGGCGTGCTGGTGCCCGAGATGCCGTTCTTTGGAAAAGAGCTGCACGAAGGCCGCGCCACCTCGGAGAGTAATTGGCTGCTCGAGGACTACGTCACCGTCTATGGCACCGTGCAAGGTTGGCTGCGGCCCTCGGGCGGCCTTTGGGAGCGCGGGCAGCAGGTGACCGTGCGCTCGCCGATGCTGGTGATGAACGGCACGCCGCTGACCGTGAAGAGCGCCACCTTTACTCAGGATAATACCACCGGCACCCGCACGGTGCTGGAGCTGTGCAACGCCAAGGCCCTGCAGGGCGGAATTCCAACGCCAAACGAATGACAATCCGCACCACACTCGCCGATGCCACCCGCAAGGCCCGCATGGGCACGTCGCGCGCCACCGTGCGCGAATTCGACGACGACCACCTGATGCAACAGGTCAAATACGCTGACGTGTTTCATTCCGAGACGCCGTCCGACTTCGAGCGCTGGCAGTCGGTCGGCATGACGGCGTTTCCGATCAAGCAGCAAGAGGATCCCAACGCCAAGCAGCAGCCGGCGAAGAAGGCCGACCCGGCGGACGGCGACTGGAACCACGACCAGCCGAAGGGCCCTGCAGCCGAGGCCGTGATGCTCTATCTCAACGGCTCGCGCTCGCATCCGGTGGCGATGGTCGACGATCGGCGGGTGCGGCCTTACGGCATGAGCGAGGGCGAGGGCGCCCACTACGCGCCGGACGGCTCCGAGCAGATGGTGCTGTTCAAAGGCAACGGCACCTATGTCGTTTCCCTGGACGGGAAGTCGGTGAAGGATCCGAAGGAGAAGGCGACCCGCTTTGCTTCGCTGCGTCACGTTGTTAAGAAAATGCAGACGCACAAGATCGACAGCCAACAGTCGGGGCAGTCATCCGGTGGCGGCGGGGCATCAGCGCAACAACTGGACGCCAGCGGTGGATCATCGGGCGGCCAGCAACAGCAAAAGTACAAGCACGAGGGCGACTCGGTAAATACCGAGGTGCGCGTTTCTGCCAAGCGCATTGAATTCTATAACGGCGACAAGATTGTCGGCTTCTATGACAAGGGCAGCAATGTCTGGACGCTCAATGAAGTCGGCGGCCAGCTCAAGGTGATTATCGACGGCTCAAAAATCGTTTGCCAATACGGCGATAATTCCAAATCGCTGCGCATCGATGCCAGCCACGCCCATATGAAATTTGGCACCAACGCCA